TCAGTTGATACTTTCATAAATGGCACGGGCGGGAAAGGCAAGATGTACGATGACTGTCTGCATATTGTTAAAGCGTGGGCGAGTAAATACAGCTCGGTCAAGCCAGCAAAGTAACTCATTCAGAGCACTCTGCTGACAGAGTACTCGATCATTTATTTCGTCTTTAGCTCATAGTCAGGATGGGTGCCTGCAAGGAGAAGCAATAGTTCATATTCTCCGGCAGAAAGAGAGCGATTAGTTTTACCTTCCGCTTCTTTCTGCTGCCAGCTAACAAGCGCATAAGAAAACCTTTCGGCGGCTTGTGATTGGGTCATGCCAGAAGCTATGCGGGCACTTCTGACATCTTTCGGTGATGGCTTGCCTGTGCGGCTGTTAATCATCGTTCCAGTCACCGTAACTTTTTTCACCAGAGTAATATTTTTTAATTTCATCGTAGCGTGACTTTTCAAGCTCACCCGATTTCACAAGCGCCCAAAGATAATTAAGTGCCGAAGTACTGCCGTGCATAGCTTCATCTATTGATTTGCGAAGCCATGCTTCATCACTTTCTTTGACGCGTCTGGCAAATTCGGCTTTTTCTTCTTCGCTTGCTGTGTGAAAGTCAAATTTAATATCAGCAGCATAAATACCGCGCTTAGCTATCCAGTCGAAAAAGTCTTTTGTGGCAAAGAATTCAGGTATTATGCCGTAGTCGTCGGTTTTTAAATCAGTCATTTTCAATCTCCTGTTTCGATGAGATACACGATACATTCAATTGAATGTAATTGCAAGTAAAATATCCAATAAAATCGATAGTAATCATTTTATAAAATTCTATAAAAGGCACTATATGAGCACCTTTTATAGAATTTTGTATAAGTATTTGGTGCTGGTGGTCTGAGGTTTCCCCGGTGTTATATTTTGAGATGTAGCATAAAGTTCTAAATTAAACCCGGTCGCATAAGCGACCTTTTTCATTTAAGGGAAAGAGATGGCACTCACAGACAAGCAAGAAATGTTTTGTCGCGAGTACCTCGTTGATTTGAACGCCACACAAGCGGCAATTCGTGCGGGGTACAGTGAAAGTACAGCACGGAATATCGGCTGTGAAAACTTGGCAAAACCTAACATTCAGTCTCGTATTGCCGAATTGAAAGCAGGGCGAAACGAGCGCGTGCAAGTTGATGCTGAATATGTGCTTCGTCGCTTAGTCGAAATCGACCAAATGGATGTTTTGGACATACTCACTTATGAGGGTGATTTAAAGCCAGTTAAAGACTGGTCGGTAGTCTGGCGTACAACATTAAGCGGGCTGGATATTCTGGCGATGTCAGGAGAAGAAAATACCGAGATGTTGCTTAAAAAAATCAAATGGCCCGATAAAGTGAAAAACCTTGAGTTGCTCGGCAAGCATGTAAGCGTTCAAGCATTTAAAGATCAAATTGAACAGAAGACTGTTGTAACTCACAACATTATGCCAGTTCCGACATGTGACAATGTTGATGATTGGGAATCAGTAGCACAAAAACAGCAGAGTGAGGCTCTTGGTGAATGAGTTACAAAGTAGTTTGGAAGCCATTGCCGGGATCTCAATCGTTGGCTTTGAGTTGCCCATGTAATGAAATTCTGTACGAGGGCACTCGTGGACCTGGCAAAACAGCGGCACAGCTAGCAAGATTTAGGCGTAATGTTGGAGTCGGCTATGGCCCATTTTGGCGTGGAATTATTTTCGATACTGAATACAAAAACCTTGCTGATATTATTACACAGTCAAAGCGCATGTATCGCCTGTTTAATGATGGCGCTCGTTTTTTAGCATCAGCATCAGAGTTGCGTTGGATTTGGCAGACTGGTGAAGAGTTGTTATTCAGATTCGGGAAAGATGCAAACGATTATTGGGATTACCACGGCCAAGAATTTCCTTTTATAGGATTTAACGAGTTAACAAAACAGCCGTCTTCTGATTTTTATGAAATGATGTTCTCGTGTCGGCGTTCATCATTTAGACCAAAGGATTATCCCAAAGAAGATGGATCTTTATTAAAGCCGATTCAACTAGAAACATTCAGCACAACAAACCCTTTTGGTATCGGTCATGCATGGGTGAAAAAACGGTTTATTGAACCAGCGCCACGAGGGACGGTAATTCGTGAAACTCAGAAAGTGTTTAATCCACAGACTGAACGGGAAGAGGATATAACACTAACCCGTGTTGCTATTCATGGTTCCTTTAAGGAAAACCCGTATCTCGACCCACAATATGTTGCCACCCTAATGAACATTAAAGACCCAAACAGAAAAAAAGCCTGGGTTTATGGTTCATGGGATGTAACTAGTGGTGGTAGGTTTGACCATCTTTGGAATGCAAACTTACATGTTATCAAGCCGTTTAAGATCCCTGACAGCTGGACAGTTGATCGCTCTCACGATTGGGGAGAGTCAAAACCGTTCTCTAATCTGTGGTGGGCGCAATCTGACGGAACAGAAGCAACATTACATGATGGACGCAAGTTCTGCCCTCCGGCCGGATCACTAATCCTAATCGGTGAATGGTATGGCTGTCCGTCTGATGAGCTAAACAAAGGGTTAAACATGTCATCTACAAACGTTGCCAAAGGTGTCATGTGGATAGATAAGCGGCTGGTGGGAATTGAAGAAGAAGAGCCGCCAGAAACCAAAGGCCAAGGACAGATGCACATCATGCCGGGTATTTGCAAAAAAGTTATTCCAGGTCCTGCTGATAGTGCAATTTATAACACGGCTGATAATGAGCTATCAATTGGGCAGAAGATGGAAAAACAAGGTGTGAAGTGGGTTGAATCAAACAAAAAGCCGGGTTCGCGCATTAACGGTGCATCTCTTTTTGCTGACATGCTTGAGGCCGTCATTGAAGGCAAGAAAACCGAATCAGGTATGCCAGAGAAACCAGCTTTCTACGTATTTGATTATTGTCGTGGTTGGATAAGTCGAATTCCTGTTTTAGTCAGAGATAGCAAGAATCCTGATGATGTGGATACATCACAAGAAGATCACGATTGGGATGCCACTCGTTACCGTGTTCTGCATTCACCGCCGAAGAAAGTCGGCAAAGTCACCAAACTTCGGATGTAATAATCATGCCAGATATTTCAACCCCCAATCTTGATTATAATAACATGATCGAGGCGTGGGATATTAATGACGCCTTGATGGGCGGTACGCTTTATATGCGTCAGTTGGGTGAATTATATCTTCCGCGTTGGCCCAACGAAGATAAAGAGTCATATAAAGAAAGATTAGCTGTTGCAACGCTTTTTCCGGTGTATGAGGAAACAATTAAACAGGATGTAGGGCGTGTATTTTCAGAACCTACGCAATTGAGTGAAAATGTTCCAGAAGAGATAGTTAAATTATGTGAAAATCTTGATCTTGAGGGAAATAGACTTGATGTCTGGGCGCAGGAGTGGTTTAGCTTGGCCCTGCAATACGGCGTTGCTTATGCACTTGTTGAGTATCCTCGTCTCGATCCAGCGACTACACGCACGAAAGCAGATGAAAAAATCATGGGTGCAAGGCCGTATGCAGTCATGTTAAATCCACGCCAGGTTATAGGCTGGAAGTCAAAAGCTATTGGTGGGAAAGTCGTCATTACTGAATTGCGCATTAAAGAAGTGATCACGGTTGATGCAGATGACTTTGGGCAGACCAGGATAGAGCAGATTAGGCACATAGTTCCAGGTCATGTGTTTATTTATAGAAAATCAACTGATAACAATAACGCGTCATCCTGGGCTATTTTCGATGAATGGGATACATCACGAGAAGATATACCCTTTGTTCAACTTTATACGAAGCGTGTTGGGCTAATGCGAGCATCACCGCCGCTACTAAACCTTGCTTTGTTGAATATCAAGCATTGGCAGAGTCAAAGCGAACAGGACAATATTCTACATGTCGCTCGCGTTCCTCTGCTTAATGTTTTTGGATTAGAAGAAGGACAGGAGCTAACGATTGGCTCATCAACAGCCACAAGATTCAGCGACCGTTCAAAACAGGGGATGGAATATACAGAGCATTCTGGTTCAGCTATCGGTGCAGGTAAAGAATCATTGCATGAGATTGAAAAACAAATGCGCCAGGCCGGTGCCAAATTACTGCGTACTGAGAATACATCGACAAAAGCCGTAGATCAGGTAACAGAGGAGAAAATGCAAGAGCAGTCTCCTCTCTATACTATGGCAAACAGTCTCGAAGACGCATTAGATAATATTCTTGAAATTATGGCCGAGTGGCTGGGGCTACAGAGCGGCGGAAATGTTGACGTCAGAACAGAATTGGAGACATCCAGTCAGGTATTTAATCCACAAGCTGCTCTGGCTATCCAGTCGCTGAGGCAAGGCGGGGATATTCGCCGCATTGACGCTATTAGGGCACTTCAATCACTAAAAATTATTGATCCTGATACGGATTCAGAATCTGTTTTGGATGAATTAAATAACCCGCCGCCAGAATTGTTGGGTGACTAAATGGCAACGGTAAACAGCAAATTACGTGATGAAGCAATAGCAAGAAAGTTGTTCTCAGGCAGGTATTCTAACTATGTTGCTAAACGTATGGTTAAAAAGCTCAATGAATTTGACGCCGAACTAGTTACAAATCTGGTAATAACGCTTGATGACAGTAACATAAGCGCTGAATCATTCACTGTAAAACGACTTGAATCATTGCTTGGCAGTGTCAGAGATATCAATAAACAGGCCATAGATATTGCATTCAATGACTTGGCTGATGAGTTATTGGTATTGGCTGAATATGAAGCGGGTTATTATTCCTCACTCTTTGAATCAATATTGCCTGATGTCGTTCTGCGACATTATCCGCTGATGGGGATTACTCAGGACATGATTTATTCAGCAACGATGGGTAGACCATTCCAGGGCAAGTTGCTATCTGAGTGGGCGTCAGGTCTTGAGTATGATCGGATGACCCGTATTAATAATGCAGTCAAGAATGGTTATCTTAACGGTGACAGTGCTTATGAAATCGGTAAGAAAATCAGAGGCCACACTGCACTAAATTACAGTGATGGTGCTTTGCAAATGAGCAGAGCAAACGCCACCAGCGTTGCAAAAACAGCCGTCAGTCATTTGCAGTCAATTGCACGTAATGAGTTTGCACAGGTAAATCGTGACTTGATTGATTGCAAGCAATGGTTATCAACGCTTGATAACCAAACGTCAACAATGTGTATTATTCGTGATCACAAGAAGTACACGCTTAACGGCAAACCCATCGGCCACAAAATTCCTTACTTGCAAGGTCCCGGCAGGATACATTTTTGTTGCCGTTCAACTGAAAACCTTATTACTAAGTCATGGAAAGAATTGGGTATTAGTGCTAATGAAATGCCGTTGGGGACTCGTGCGTCGATGGATGGTCAAGTTCCCGCTGATATTTCATATCCTGAGTGGCTTAAGAACCAATCATTTAAACGGCAAGTTGAAGTGCTCGGTGAAACAAGAGCCAGGCTTATGCGCGACGGCGGTATAGATCCTTCGGCGTTCTTCACAGACAAGGGCGAATTTATCACTTTGGATAAACTTAAAGAATTGGATGAAAAGGCATTTGAAGATGCCGGATATGAATGATTTTAGATACTTCTTTTAATTCAAATCGCAACCCGCTTCGGCGGGTTTTTTATTACATGCTGTTAGCGGATGCGATACGGCGAACAGGTCGGATGACCCATTTATTAGATGGCCGGAAGGCTGGAGATTAACTCATGAAACTAAAATTAGATGCAGATGGAAAAGTAGTTGTTGAGAACGGTATGCCAGTTTATGTACATGACGATGGTAAAGAAATTCCGTTTGATGCACCTGCGGCATTGAGCAAAATTACAGCGTTGAACGGTGAAGCGAAAACACATCGTGAAGCGAAAGAAGCGGCGGAAGCCAAGCTCAGTCAGTTCTCCGGCATCGAAGACCCGGCTAAAGCGATTGAAGCACTGCAAACTTTGACCAAGATTGATCAAAAGAAACTGATTGATGCTGGCGCGGTAGACCAGGTTAAAGCTGAAATCACCAAGGCATTTCAAACGCAACTTGATGAGGCTAACAGTAAGAATAAAACACTGGAAGACCAGCTTTATAAAGAGATGATTGGTGGACGTTTTAACAGTTCATTATTCATTAAAGATAAAGTAGCAATTCCCGCGGATTTTGTTCAAGCCCGTTTTGGTCAATCATTCAAAATCGAAGATGGTAAAGTGGTTGCTTATGACGCATCAGGCAACAGAGTATTCTCACGCACTAAGCCCGGTGAGTTTGCTGATTTCGATGAAGCATTGGAATTTTTAGTCGAACAATACCCACAAAAAGATCACATTCTCAAAGCATCCGGCAATAGCGGCGGTGGTTCACAACAGACGCAGCACCAGCACGGACAAAAAACAATGAAACGCTCGGCTTTTGATTCGCTTGATATTTCAGGTAAACAAACGGCTCTTAAAGACGGTGTGTCAATCGTAGATTAATTGGAGTTACAAATGGCAGGAAATACCCTGACGGGACTTATCCCGACAATTTATACAGCATTAGATGTTGTTTCTCGTGAGCAAGTTGGATTTATTCCTGCTGTAGCTCGTAATACAAAGGCAGACGCCGCCGCAAAAAATCAGGATGTTACAGCGCCCGTCGCGCCCGTTGCAAAAACGGTTGATATCAATCCAGGCCCAACTGCACCCAATAATGGGGATCAGGAAATAGGCACTGTCCAAGTAAAGATTACTAAATCAAAAATGGCGCCTGTTAAATGGAATGGCGAAGAACAGTTGGCCATTGGTCCGACAGGTATTTACAACACAATTCTTGCAGATCAATTTAAACAAGCATTTCGAGCTCTTGCAAACGAGGTAGATAGTGACCTAGGCGCATTGTATTTCGGCTCGTCACGCGCTATTGGTACGGCAGGTAAGACGCCATTTGGTGTCAAAGAAGATTTATCCGATTTTGCTGATGCTCGACGTGTACTTGAAGACAACGGAGCACCAACAACGGATTTGCAAATGGTCCTGGGTTCTGCTGCCATCTCTAATATCCGTGGTAAGCAATCTGTTTTGTTCAAAGTGAATGAGGCAGGTACGGAAGATCTGCTGCGCGAGGGCACAATTGGGCGCATCGAAGGCTTTAAACTTCATAACTCGGCGGGCGTTAAGCGGGTGACGGCGGGAAATGGGACGGGATTTCTTATTAATAAATCTGGAGGTCATAAGGCAGGTGATCGTTTGATCTCTGTTGACAATGGAAAAGGAACAGTAAAATCCGGCGATATAGTTACATTCAATGGTGATGAACATAAATACGTCGTTGCTGCTGCGACTGTATCAGTGATTACTTTATCGGCTCCTGGTTTACTGAAAGACGTAGCCGATGATGTAGAGGTTACAGTTGGGGCCAATTACACAGCAAATATGGCGTTTGATCGTAATGCATTTTTGCTTGCCTCCCGTACTCCCGCAATGCCAGAAGGTGGTGATACGGCAGATGATGTGATGAATGTTACCGATCCCGTTTCCGGTATTACGTTCCAGGTTGCACTGTACCGTCAGTACCGCCAGGTGCGCTATGAGGTTGGTTTAGCGTGGGGAGTGGCTTCAGTTAAGCCCGAACATTCAGCAATTATCTTGGGATAAAGAAAGGGGATTCGTCCCCTTTCTTTTTTTGGAGTTGGCAATGGCTGGATTAACTAAAGAACAGCGTGCAGAGCGTGATGCAGTAAAGCAAAAAGAGTTGGAAGTGCAAGAACGGTCAGATAACTCTATCTCTGTTGAATCTGTTGAATCTGTTGAATCTGTTGAATCTGTTGAATCTGTTGAATCTGTTGAGATAGTCATACATATGACTAGGGATGTTCCATCTTTTGCTGGTGGTCCAACTGAGGCTGATGTTCATCCAGATGAGATAGATCGTTGGATTGATGATGGTTGGCAAGTGAGTGAATAAAAGAGGTGAACATGCTAGTCACTGATTCATCATCACCCGATTTTGATAGTTACGCGAGCGTTGAAGATTTACGAGCATTCGCAATATCACGTAATTATGAAATTCCAGACAATGATACTGCTTGCGAGCATATATTAATGCAAGCAATGGATTATCTTGCTGGATTGCGTTGGAAGGGGAGTAGAACTGCAAAAGATCAGCTATTGGCGTGGCCTCGCACAGGTGTAATTGTTGATGACTACTTGCTGCCAAAAAATTCTATTCCTAAACAAGTGATTCAAGCTCAATGTCGTCTCGCCATTGAAGCGCAGGAAATAGATCTCTGCCCGTCATTTGCTGGTGGTGGGGAAGTGACTCACGAATCAGTAACTGGCGCAGTAAGCGTTTCATATGCTGAGAGAACAAGCAAATCAGCACCGAGTTTCGCATGGCTGAATGGTTTGCTGCGCGGGATGATTGTCGGGGCTAATCAAATCAGCTTAGTAAGAGGATGACATGGCTAAGTTCTATCCGCGAATGCGCAAAACGGCTGATAAGCTACTCACAAAATATGGAATGGAATTTGATGTTTTGCGTAAAGGTAAGATTGAGGTAACTAATGGCATTGAGAATTTTAAGCCAGATAGCTTATTTAAAGCCACAGGTGTTAAGACTGATTACCGGGCTGATGAAATTGACGGGAAGTTAATTCTGGCTGGAGATATTCGCATCGTTTTTACTGGTGAAACAGAAATTAAAGTCGGTGATATTGTTATTGTCGATAATGATAAATATCGCGTTATAAATAACAATCATTCAAAGCCTGCTGAAACGCTTATTTGTTATCGTGCGCAACTGAGAAAGTAATATGTCTGATTCTGATCAATTTATGCAATCTATTAATGCGTTTGTAGATAAATATCAGAATAACGCTGAAACAGTCGTTAAAGTTGCAAGTATGAGAATACTGGCAAAGTTGGTGGATATATCACCGGTTGGGAATCCTGAATTGTGGAAAGTCAACAAAACGGCGAGAGAGTACAATGATGCTGTTTTTGAACACAATGAAATACTTAAACAAGACCCGACAAACTTAACACCAAAGAGGCGGTGGCTTAAAAAACGGATGCGTGTCAACGATAGTATGGATTACTACAAGCCGCCAGGCTATACCGGGGGAGCATTTCGCGGTAACTGGCAAGTATCATTTGATTCACCAGCCGAGGGTGAAACAGGGCGTATTGATAAAAATGGCAATATGACAAAAGCCGTTGGTAATTTAATGATTGACAGTTTTAAAGTTGGTATGAAAGCTATTTACTTCACGAATAATCGCCCGTATGCGTACAAGCTTGAATTCGGTCATTCATCACAGGCGCCTAACGGAATGATTAGAATTACAGCAGAGGAGGCGGCGAGTATGTTCAGGGAGGCAATAGCGGAGGTTAAAAAGTGAGTACATCGAAGATAGTCAGTCTCATTAAAGCCTATATCGGGAACTGGGCTGATAAATATGGCGTTAATGTTGAGTATTCGAATATTGAATTTACAAATACCAGTGAAATGTATTTACAGTGCCACATTATGCCCGCCGCGACGGATAATATTGGTCTTGCATTAGATATGCAGGTATATCGTGGGATTGTGCAAGTTAATATTGTCATAAAAGCTGGAGACGGTGAAGTTGAAGCACTATTTATGTCAGAGCAATTGTGTAATTTGTTAAAAAACGGACATGAGATTGTCGATGGTAATTTCAAAGTTTATTTTAATGGCGAACCAACAGTTCATCCGAGTATTCAAGATCATGTTAATTACATAACCCCGGTTAGCGTTCCGTATCGTGCTGATGTTAACCGATAAGTATCTCAACCACATAGCCGCACTATGCGGTATTTTTTTATGCCTAACACGAGGTGGAAGCATGGCATTTAACATTCCAAATGGCTCAAAAGTTTATATTTCAAATAAACTGGATGAAGCTGCAAATATTACAGCGGCGACTAATGATAAAGAAGTTGTTTTGACTGTTGATAATTTAAACGATATTAAAGCCGGTGATATCGTACAAGTTGATTCTGGCTGGTCAAAGATGAAAGGTGCATTCCGCGTAAAATTGGCGTCAGGAACATCGGTTACGCTTGAGGGGATGGACACAACGGATAAAGATAATTTTCCACCTGGTGGTGCAATTGGAACCATCAAGAAAGTTGTTGCATTCACTATGATTGAGCAGGTCTTAACAGTGAGCATTGAAGGTGGTGATCAGCAATCGACAACTGTTCAGTTTCTTGAGGACGATCAAGCTCAAAATGTTGATACATTCAAGAACGCGGTAGTGATGACGTTCAATTTTGCGTATGACCCAACATTACCCGCTCACAATCTACTTATTGGGATGGATGAAAGCAAGGAGCTGGTAACAGTCTATTTCTTCAATAAGAAAGCCGGTCATGATCGCTATTTTAATGCGACTGTTTCATATCAGGAAATTCCGAAGACTGCTATCAACGAGGTTGAAAATATTGATGTGAAATTCTCGCTGCGTTCTAAGCAAATGGTCTATGTGCGTGGATCAACAAAAAAGTAACTACGGTATCTGGAGAATCCTCTAATACTGATGAAACAGTAACAAAGAAAAATTCAGATACCGATGCTAACAATTTACAGGTGAATAATGAGTCAGATTACATTAAATCCAAATCCAACATTTAAAGAAGTGGTAAAAATAACAGTCCCCGGTGGTGGTGAAGGTGAGTTAACGTTTGAATTCAAACATTATCCACTGAGTAAATTAACTGAAATGGGAAAGCAGGAAGGAATAACAAACAATGAATTCATTATGTCTATTGCAAATGGGTGGGGATTTAAAGAACACGAATTTAATAAAGAAAACCTGGATACGTTATTAGATAATTATCCACAGGCTTTTGAAGCAATAATTACTACTTATTATAATTCTCTTGGTTTATTTAGAGAAAAAAACTAATTGCGGTTGCGCGAGCATTATATACAAAGCCACAATCTGAATTTGAATTGGAAATGCTGGGTGATATCGCTGACGATGTTGAAGTCTGGCCTGATGTATGGGATTCATTCCTGACATTTCAAGCCATGTCTACGCAATGGCGTGTGGGTGCTGCTGGCGCAACAGGGCTTGATTACAATGTCTTACATTCAGTCATGGATTTAATCGGCGTAAATGACCGCGCAACTGTGTTTAATGATATTAGAGTGATGGAACGTGAAGCTCTAATGATCATGCATTCAGAAAATAGTTAATTAACCTGAGTTCTGGTTAAGCCGTCACTAATATGTCCATTTCTGAGCGGGAGATATTCAGTGACGGTTTGTTCTCTTTGAAACAATAAGCGATTAGCCCTCCTAACACATTCAACATGAATCCCTGTAGACTACGGTGTCGTGAGTGCTCTATCTGAGAAATATTCTTTAACTGATCATGGATGGTTTCTATGATGAAACGCTTTGATACATCACAGAACAATAAGAACACAATTTTGGTTGTGAAACCAGTTGAACTAGGGGTTTAATGACGCTAATATAGCCACAGCTATATATATCAATTTGATAACTGATAATCATCTATTGAGGGGGGATGTATGCCAAAAAGATTGGTAAATCCTGAAAAGATTAATGAGGTTTTCGCTCATTTGAACGAGAACTCAGATAATCACACCCTTTATATTGCTTTGTCTAAGGGTATCGACATTACCGATCAGATAAACGGATTGGCACTTGCGCCTGGTTATCGTATGGTTCGTGTTGATGGCCGCCTTAGTGATCGGATTAGTCAGTCTCATTTCGAACTTGCTTTGCTTAATGATGTATCTAAAGAGGTTGCTTATTATAATCGGGTGGTTATACAGCCTGATGTTGTATTAAATTGCCGCCCTGTAACTCAAATTCTCGTTTGGCGTATCAGGACGCCTCAGCATCGAGCAGCTTTACGTGATTTAGCTGGTAAGGTGTTCTTTGATTACTTGATTGATCAGTACAATGTGATTGTGTCTGATATGAATCAGACTACTGATGGTATGGCATTCTGGCAGGATAGAATGTACGACGCGCTAGCATACAATATGCATGTTTATGCTTATGATATGATCACTTGTGAGTTGCGTAAGATTTTGACCCAGAATGATGTTAGCCGCCAAGAATCTTGGTTATGGGGTGATCCTGAACATCATCAGAATAGACTAGCAATAATTTCTAAAAACGAGCTACCAATACCAAACGAATAAATTAAGCCCGCCCCTCGCGGGTTTTGTTTTATCTATGCCGCTTAATTGCGGTTTTTTTACATCTGAGGCCAGCATGTCTGATATAGCAACTATTTCTCTTAGGGTTAACACTGCTGATTTGGAACGCGGAAATCAGGAACTAAACAAATTTCAATCCGTTGCTGAAAAAGCAAGCAAAGCATCTTCTGGGCTTAATGACAATTTTAAAGTTGGTGCTGAAATCCGTGAAAAACACATAAAGCGTCTTCGCGATGAGGCTGAGGGTGTATCTAAAGAAGCTGATTCATTCCAAAAGCTTATTAATAAAATCAGTCCAGCAACGGCAGCCCTTAACAAATTAGGTGAAACTCAGCGACGTCTTAATCGATTGTGGAGAGAGGGCTCTGTTCCTGACGATGATTATAAAAATTACCAAGAAATATTAGCATCGACAGAAATTAGGCTTGGTCGATTTGCTCAGGCTGAAACAGAAGCGGGTAAAGCAGCTCTGATCAATGCAGACAAGTTAAGCAAAGCTCGCAGTAATTTTGCTCAGAAACTTCACGAGCAAATTTTCTTGTACGGCGCTTCAAAATCCCAGATGCTGGAGTATAAAGCCGCGCAGTTGGGTGTATCGAAAGAAATGACCCCTTTGATAACCCAAATCAAGAGACAGGAAGAGGCGGAAAAGAGAGCGACAGAACAAAAGAAAGCCGCAGAAATAGCCTCAAAGGGATTAAAGAGAGCATTAGCAGAACAAGCACAAGAGGAACGGGCTGCAACAACGGCAGCGGAAAGAGCGCACAGAGAAAGACAGGCATTTCTTGCAAAGCTAAGAGATGAAGTAGCAACACAAAACATGAGCCGTCAGGAGCTATTAAAGTACCGGGCCGCTCAACTTAATGTTAGCTCTGCTGCTGATATTTATATCAAAAAACTATCGAAAGTCGGTAATGCAACGCATGATTTTAGTCTGAAAACAGCGGCGGCAAGAAAAGAGCTTGGTGTAATGATCGGTGAGCTGGCGCGTGGGAATTTCGGGGCGCTGCGTGGGTCGGGTATTACACTGGCTAACCGTTCTGGGCTGATTGATCAATTAATGTCGCTGCGTGGCGCTGCTTTGCTTGGTGTTGCTGGAGCCATTACAGCGATTGGCATAGCTGCATACAAGGGATCGGAGGAATTTACTGAATACAACAAGCAGCTAATTTTGACGGGTAACTATGCGGGCAAGACAGCATCACAACTCAATCAATTAGCTCGCTCCATGTCTGGTAACGGCATCACTCAAGGCGACATGGCAGGCGTTCTAGCGAAAGTCGTTGGTTCTGGTTCGTTCACTGGCGGCGCGGTTGAAATGGTTGCTAAGACTGCCGCAAAACTGGAAAAGGATGTAGGTCAATCAGTTGATGAGACAGTTAAACAGTTCCAACGTTTGCAAGATGAACCAACAAAAGCCTCTGAGGAATTAAACAAGAAGTTGCATTACTTAACATCCGCTCAGTATGAATATATTGCCTCACTTGAGCGTAGGGGAGATAAGGAATTAGCTGGAAAATATGCTATCGAAGTTTACGGACAAAGCCAGCAGCAAGTAGCAGAGAAAGTAGCTAATAGCATGGGATTAATTGAAAGAGCAGCTAAAGCAGGAAAAAAATACTTATCTGAATTCTGGGATGCTGCTTTTGATATTGGCAGGGAGAGTACAAATAGTGATGAACTTAATAGTGTTAATAAACGCATTAGTGAGCTGAAAAGTAAATCCCGGCCCGGGATTTTCGGGATGGGGAATATCGGTGATGGCGGAGCAGCAGGAAGGGAGTTAGCGGCGCTTGAGGAGCGAAAAAAGATACTTGAATTTATCATCAGATCTCAAGATGGGTATTCTGAATCGCAAAACAAAGCCAGAAGAGCTGATGAAGCCAGAACCCAATCATTAATTTATCAGAATAATATTTTAAAAGAGGCTGCGACGTGGCAACAAAAAAGAGCATTGGCACTAAAAGAGCTTTGGGGAGAAGTAGCCAAAGCTCCTGATAAATGGAGTGGTGAGCAACGTAAGATAGCTGTTGATACCATTAATAAGCGACATGAGAAACCAAAAGAGAAAGGATATAACATATCAGCGGGCACGCAGGCGCAAGAGGCAGCAAGCAGGGAATTATTGATTTTACAGTCTCAATTAAAGGTTCTTGAAGATCACAAATCAATAAACGATGTTATCAGTACTCAGCGTCAGCAATTGCTTGAAGAGCAAGCAAAATTTTCAATATTAGAGCAAGCGGCTAAAACACGGAAATTGAAAGAAGATGAAAAATCACTTCTTTTGAGTAAGGAAGCTATTCTTGCTGAAAAAGAAAAGCTGGCAAATATAGGCGATCAGATTGAAAAGCAAAAGCAACTCAATTCGATGAGAGATACGGCCACTAAATTCATAGATCAGCAAAAAGCAGCCACTAATTCAATATTGAGTAGTGCTGGCGTTAGTGACAGGGAAGGACAAAGAAATAGAGAAAGAGAGCAACTCAAGCTATCTTCTAAAAACTCTAATTTTGATCAGATGTGGGCCGCTCAGGAAGAGCGTTATAAAAAAGATGACGAACTCCGTGGAAATTGGGAATTAGGCTTCAAGAAAGGTTTTGCTGAGTTTGGTGATACAGCTACTAACGTCTACGGTAATGTTGCTAATATTTCACAGAACGCGTTTATGGGCATGAGCAATTCATTATCTGACTTCTTGACAACGGGTAAAGCTGATTTCAAAGATTTTGCAACCTCGGTCCTTAAGCAGATAACCCAGATGATAACACAGATGCTCGTATTTAAGTCGATAGAGATGGGTGCTAGCGCTTTTGGTTTTTCTCTGCCCGGAATGTCATCGGGTGGCTACACAGGTCCCGGTGGGAAGTTCGAGCCAAGAGGAATAGTTCACGGCGGTGAATTTGTGTTTACGAAAGAAGCCACCAGCAGAATTGGGGTTAGTAATCTTTATGCCATGATGCACAGTGCGCAAGGATACGCTAACGGTGGTTTTGTTGGTGGTGCTCAAGTGCCAAACAGCCAGGTATTACAGCCTGCTCCTCGATACGGATTAGTCCCTGCGGCTGGTGGGCTTACGGTGCAAACAAATGTTTATATTGATGGGGGTTCTCAGCAGAAAGGCTCTGATGCAGCTTCTATTGATATGTCCGGTATTACAAAGCAAATCAACGGTGCGATAGATAAAGCAATAACGGTGCAACTAACTAAAACTGGCTCCCCATTGTGGAATGCTATTAATAGGCGTTAACTAAGTCATTTTTATATTATGAGGTGATGTATGAATATTGAAGTTTCTATGCCGTATAAATCCAATAGATTTGACCAAGCTAAATTTGCGCTGGCAAAAGAAGGACAGGCCAGCATTGGGCTGGCTTTTTCTTTGGAGCTAACAAAATGACTAAATTAGATAGCTTTATACAGAGGTTCAGCCCTCCCGGAAAACATTTCGAAGTTCAGCCTTTTGAGAGTTTCGAACAGACCGTTAAACGCAGTGTTAAGCGACAACCAAGTATCATCGATCCCATTCCCGTAAGCTTGGAAATAGATACAGAAACGGTAACCCTTGAGCTTGTCTCCGGCTGGTGTGATGTAGTCCGTTACGAGAGGAGCGATTCGGAAGGAACCTTTACGGAAATTGGGCCGTTCTATTTGAAGATAAAGAGATAATTTGTCGTAAACCCAACCTATTGTATCTTTGGAGGTATTTAATTCATATTCTCTGATAAAAAATTCGAATCGACCTGTTATCTCATGGGAGCACGAAAAAAGCTTGGCTCGGACATTTTGGATTGGTTCTCCTGACAGCAAGCAATCAGTGCTTTCAAGACAACTATCATTGCTGTTTATCCACTTAAGCATGGAGTAGAAGGTTTGTACTGCTGGCTGATCTGAATATGGGTAAAAATCTTCTAGACTGGTTTCAATTAATTCAGGATTCTGCCTTAAATCATAGTATTGTCCATCACGAATAGCGTTTTCGGTTTTATTCCACGGTTGAGTTCTTCTTCCTGATTCAGTGACTTCAAATGAAGATACAACAAGCATATAAAATCCTTATTGATGATCAGCTATCAGCTAATGTATGGAAAGATAATTCAGCATAAATGCTTAACTAAAATAACGGTACCCTGACATCCGATCAGCCTGATGATAAACCCAGATCACATAGACGTGATTTTGCATTGATTTGCGCCCGATAACGGTTAAACTCTCATCACTTAAATGAAATGAGGTGTGTGATGAGAAAGTTATTTGTTATTTGTGCTGGTTTGGTGATGTTGACGGGGTGTAGTCCAACAGAGGGTGATGCAATTAGCAAAGCTAAACAATCTGTTCAAGATAATCTTAAAGATCCAAATTCAGCAGAGTTTTCTGATGTTATATTTTACCCTGATGCTATTCATGCGGATGATGTAATTCAGGGGTATGTTTGTGGGCTGGTTAACGCAAAAAATAGCCTTGGGGGTTATTCTGGCAATAAACGCTTTGCAGTTAGAGTGTCACTAGGAAGAGGGAGAGATGTAATTAATAACCCGGTAATTCTTGGTGAAAATGTAGCTGACAATGTAAAAGAAATGCAGAAAGAGGCATATAAAAAAGCTTGTACTGAAAATAAGTAAGAAAAATCCCGAAAATTTCGAATAAGGTTAAGCAATAATGTGGAACTTTGATGATTCTTACGATCCTTTAATTAAGAAAGCAATCTTGTATGTTTTGGATTCGCGCAGGGTTTCTATATCAGGAGTACAGAGGCAGTTTAGGATAGGATATAACCGTGCAGCAAGAATTGTTGAACAGATGGAATATTTAAGTGTGGTAACCATTCCGGGAGTAAATGGAAATAGAGAAGTATTAGGGCCGCCAGTTGATATTCGCCCGTATGATGAAAATCAATATGAAGAAAAATCAGATGAAGTGAAAATATCGACGTTTGAACATGAGCGTATGCTTGAAGCAATAACAAGTAAGAAAATTGTCATATGGTTAACGGATACAGGGAAATATAGTGAAGATGAAACGAAGATCTACATAGTCCAATCATTTTCACCGTTTGAATATTTAGCAACTAGGCAGAAGAGGGACAAGGAACTAGATAATGATATAAATGGTGATATTCTGCGAGGCTACCGGTTTACAGCAACTATGCAGGTTAGAACCCCTCTAAAAGTACTTACTCAGCACGGAAGAATAGAGTGTAAAGCAGCGCATAAATTATCCAAAATAGCCAAAGAAGAGTGGCAGGGATTATGGGTTCCTGAAGCTAAATCATGGAAAGAGTTAGGTATTAATGCTAACGAAATGCCATTGGGGACTATGGCATCCCAAATTGGACAGATTCCACGTGATGGTGGAGATTACCTAAGATTTCTGATTTATGTTAACAACATTAAGGAATCGAAGGCCAGCCAAGAAGAAAAATATAAATATATTCAGTTGGGGCGTCATATGTATGGACAAGATGGAATGCCTTTTGCTGAGTATATTGGTCAAGTAAAGTTCTGGTAGCACAATGCTCATATGATGAACTGACGCCAAAATTTGGACGGTTTGAATTAAGCAGCCCCTGTGAATTATTGATTAAGCCATCCTTGGCTTGGGGGATTAGAACGGACTGTTAGGGATTCTCAAACTATGCAACACTCGCCAGTTATCCAGTTGAATCTGTTTAATCTGAATGTGCTCAGTCGCCTTTTCCAGTATCCGCCTTGCATTGTTGGCACACCTGATAGAATTGCGAGGATACTCATAATATGTTGCTGCCAGCTTATGTTCAGCCACTCGAAGTAGCGGTTCTATATCAATCATATAGCGAGCCATATTGATTGAGTGCTGCCATAGCCAGCAGAGGGTTTGTAGGTCGTCATCGGATATTTGCTGTTTAATTTCCAGCGCAGGTAGTTCCTCTTTACCCAAATATTCACCTTCAAGAGCTAACTTATGAACATACTCAACCGCAGCAGGTAATTTCTCTATTGGTAACTCGTCAATATGATTGACGTTGAAACGGTGATGAACAAGCTCATACGCTTCTTTGTAAATCATTTTTTTCCGACCAACCAGGAAGCTAACGGCCTTGCGTAATGGAGTTCTATCGTCGGAGTTGGTTTTTACTGATGCCGTAGCCGGAGCAACATCTTTCTGGTTAAAATAAAAATCTTCCAGCGCCTCGAACACATCCCACGCTTGATCTGTTTCCAGCATTTTGGCGTGACGTGCTGCCCCACGTTCTGTCCATAATATGAGACTGCGGGTTTTGGGGGAGATTTGTAACTGACTCATTGTCAGTCGCAAATTTCTAAGGTCTTCCCCGCTAATCTTAAAATAGTGTTTACCAGCAACAAAGCGTTCTGAATTGCGTTTGAAGTTTTGTTGAATACTGTTTATTTCTGCATCATATAATTTAGCTAACAACTCAGTAGTAATTACTGGGATGCTATTATGATGAATAGAAGGAAGATCCTGAACTGAAATTTGATTAGTCATTGCTGACTCCTTACTTTATCTCTGAATTTAGTGACCATATTACGGTATGGTGCCGGGAGGTTCAGAACGGCAGTAAGAGCCGCGGACTTATTCCCCTTTCGGGTGTTGTATTCGTCGCCCTCCCGACCTTGATCGGGGTGTGGCCGCGCACTGCGTCCACTGAGTAACAGGCATAAAAAATCCAACGCTGACGGGGTTGGTTTGGTCCGCTTACTTGAGGTTCTGACGCCTCGTAAGTCCAAGATAACCCTATAGAGTAACCCTGTCAACAATATTCCTTGCTGACATGCTGCTACACCCACATTACGTAGTACTCCATAAATGACAAGTTGATTATTTTTTGCTACACTTAGCATGTCTATAATTCCTTCCCGAATTGGACAAATTAGAGGCCCTGGCTATCCCCACGATAGTTAGGGCTTCACTCTTTTGAGAGAGCAACAATATCATCTTTTGACTCTCATGAAATTAACTGGCTTGTTAATATGGGTAAATAATGTAGATTAATAATCAAAATTTAATTCTAAAATTAACACCATTTTCAAAATATTGTTTTTTAACTTTTCAAATCTACAATTAATCGTTGGATAATTTCGGAATTTGAAGATGAATACTCGGTTATGGAAGTGTAGGCGAAATTGCGAAGCTTGCCGCAGGAAATGCTATAACATACTGAAATAAACGAGAAATAACCACACTTTGCCGTTGAATTTGCTTGAAGAAATGTAAATAATTGTAAATATTAGATTTGCTGCAATCAGGTAGCTTAGAAAACGTCCGCATGTCATTCATCCATACTATTCAAGTGCACAGCAGTACAGATAGACAGAACCCCTTTCATAAAAACGACCTTATGAACATGGAAAACCGCTGGTAGTCGCCATAGGTCAAGGATGGCAAACCTGAAACATTTTGATACATCACAGAACAATAAAAGCACAACTTTGGTTGTGAAACCAGTTGAACTAGGGGTTTAATGACGCTAATATAGCCACAGCTATATATCAATTTGATAACTGCCAAACATCTATTCACTTTAATTTCATGACGTTAGGGGGCTATATGAGAACTGAACATACCAGATCTATACAGACTATTAGCCACTCAACAGAAGTTATCAATTCTTTTTTTGATAAACCATCACAGAGGATGTTTTCTGTTAGGCGCTTAAGCTGTAGAGTTGATACTAAGCGTCAATTGTTTATCGTTACTGTTGAAAATGCGGACAACTCAAGCGAGTTCCGAGTGATTCCCTATGCTGAACTTACAGTTTGTAAAGACAAGGTAAGATACCTTGTAAATCCGGCATATCAATATCCCGAACTGGAAGATAGGTTGTCTTCAATAAATACCAGTATTGAAAAAACTGTTTGTGATTTCATTCAGAAATATAGCCCTGTTGTTAGTGTGTAGCTGAGATAAAGATGGCCCCTGACCTGAACGATACATACATTAAAGATTTAAGCAGAAAACCTGATTGCATAAAAGAAGAGATTGTAGAAAAGTTCTATCACTTATCAAAGGATGGTGATTTATTAGAGGTAACAGAATACCTCTTAAGTGGTAGCGAGTATCATTACTACATAGGGATCACTCGATTAGGATGCTTCACGGATGATTATTATAGGTCTCGGTCTCTTGAGATGTTTGATAGTGGTTACAATGAACAAGAAATTATTCAGCATTTAATAGATCTTGATATGCACGATCCTGATGAGGATGAGTTAGTAGGTCGTATTGCATACAATGATTTTAATTTCTATGACTGTGGTATACAAAAGACAGGCAAGCAGATAAAGGGGGCGTTTATTTCGCCGGATTATCAGGCCGCAGGTCTGGGACGTTCAATATATAGAAGGCTAGTCTTAAAGCACGATCATATTATTTGCGATAACATCCAAAGTGTTGCTGGTGGTACATTATGGGCTAGCGGAATAATCTCATTAGCTGATGTTGGGATATATGACACCATACGACATAAATTTGTCGATGTGCTGACAGAGGGTGGAATTGGGGTTTATGGCGTTAAGCCCTGGAGTGCTACACATCTTTCTATGAGTGAGCTTTCTCGGTGGGAACCGAACTCGATATCTCATGAGTGCTGCAACCATATCGTTAACATTATAAGCAAAGATAAATTACACAATTAAATCCGCCCCTCGCGGGTTCTTCATTTCTATGCCGCTTAACTGCGGTTTTTTTATGGGTGGAATATGGCAGAAGAATTCAAGTGGCGAACTCAGATACAAAATAGTCCAGCAGGAGAGTTCGCGCACAATGTAAGAAAAGTGCAATTCGGGGATGGCTATTCACAGATTGCGACAGATGGGATCAATTCAGAGTCGCAGAAATGGCCTTTTACATATACAGGGCATAAAGATGAAGTAATGCCGATATTCAATTTCATCAGACAGCACACAGCTAAAAGTTTTATCTGGACCTCTCCATTTGGTCAGAAGGGGCTTTACAGAGTGGATGCTAGTTCTATCACTATGACGCCGCTATCTCACACAGTAATGACAATTAATGCAACATTCGAACAGGCATTTTCAGCATGAATATCACATCAGATGTACAGAAATTAGAACCGGGTAATCGAATTCAATTAATTGAAGTTGATGGAAGTAAATTTGGTGGGCCTGTATTGCGGTTCCATGCTTACAACTTGCCGCACACAGAGGAAGAAATAGATGCTGGTGTGGAGATTAAGCCGAAATCAATCTGGTGGCAGGGAAAAGAGTACGGTGCATGGGCTTATGAAATTAGCGGTATATCAAAATCAAGTGATGGATCACCGCCACGGCCAAAGCTAACTGTTTCTAATATCAATAGCCTTATATCCTCTCTTTGTCTGAAATTCGAAGACATGTTACAAGCTAAAGTAACTGTTTTTGACACATTTTCACATTATTTAGATGAGAAGAATTTTCCGGCAGGAAATCCAACGGCCAATTCTGACGAGTGTTTTAAACAAGTTTTCTATATTGATACAAAAACGAGTGAAATAGCCGGTGAGATTGTAGAGTTTGAATTATCTAGCCCGTTTGATCTGCAAGGCTTGCGTATTCCAACCCGACAAATCCACACAATTTGTGCCTGGTGCATGAGAGGGTGGTATAGAACCGGAAATGGCTGTGGCTATGCCGGTACCCGTTATTTTGATAAAGACGGAAAGCCAACCGATGATCCGGCAAAAGATGAATGTGGTGGGCTGCTATCAGATTGCAAAAAGCGATTTGGTGAAAATAACCCGCTAGATTTCGGCGGGTTTCCAGCATCAGGTTTGATTTCGAGGTGACAATGAGAGAAAAAACTATAGCCGCAATATTTGAGCATGTGAAGTTAGAATATCCCAATGAATGCTGTGGTGTTATTGCTCAAAAAGGCCGAGTAGAGAAATATTTCCGTTGTCGTAACTTATCAAAAGAACCCACCGAGCACTTTGAACTTTCACCTGAGGACTACGCGCAAGCAGAAGATTGGGGAACAATAACCGCTATTGTTCATAGTCATTGCGGGGATGGCGTGACAACTCAGCCGAGTGAATTGGACCAGTTACAGTGCGATGCTACTGGGCTTCTGTGGGTTATTGCTTCGTGGCCTGAGGGTGATATTCGGGAAATACTGCCGCGTGGAGAAAGGCCATTAATTGGCCGCGCCTTTGTACTTGGCTATGCCGATTGTTGGTCCTTAATTATGGATTACTACAAGAAAGAGCATGGTTTATCTTTGCATAACTACAGTGTTGATCGCCACTGGTGGGAGGAAGGCGAAAACCTTTATATGGATAACTGGCAAAAAGAGGGCTTTATCGAGTTCAACGACGAACCCCGGCAAGGTGATATGGTCATCATGCAAGTTCAATCTGACGTACCCAATCACGCTGGCGTTTTGGTGAATAATGGGATGTTGCTTCACCACTTATACGGACAGTTAAGCCAAGTCATTCCGTATAGCGATTACTGGTGTGATAGAACAGTGAAAATTGTAAGACGCAAGGAATTGGCATGAACAAGTTAAAAACAGTTCGGCTTTATGGCACACTCGGTGGGCAGTTTGGACGAGAACACAATATTGCAATTGATTCTCCAAGAGAGGCTATAAAAGCCTTGTGTGTTCGCTGTGAGGGTTTTGAAAAATTCTTGAATGAAGCTCATTTGAATGGAATGGAGTTTGCAATATTTAAGGGAAAACGAAATATTAGTAAAGATGAGTTGATCTTAAATACCGATGAAGAAATCCGCATCGCCCCGATCATCAAAGGAAGTAAGCGCGGCGGCTTCTTCCAGACAATACTTGGAGCCGCACTTATTGGTGTAGCGATGTTAACGGGGCCTGCGGGATGGGCGGCATTTAGTGCAGCTGGTACATGGGGTGGCGCTCTAGCTATGGGTGGCGCTGCAATGATGTTGGGTGGTATCGCACAGATGCTAGCCCCGCAACCACCAGGGCTATCAACACGACAAGACGCAGATAATAAACCGTCGTATGCTTTTGGCGGCGCAGTCAATACAACCGCCCAAGGGAATCCCGTTCCTGTCTTATATGGAACCCGCGAGATCGGTGGGGCAATCATTTCAGCCGGGATATATACAGAAGATCAGAAGTAATATTTCTAATTCAAATTCGGCCGCTTATTGCGGTCTTTTTATGGATGCGATATGACTCAGTTAATTCAAGGCCGCAAAGGTGGCGGTGGTAAGGGGCACACTCCTGTTGAGTCGCCAGATAACTTACTATCTACGTCTACAGCAAAAATATTACTTGCAATCAGTAATGGCGAAATAGCGAGTAGATTGGATGATACAAAGATATTTTTGGATGGTACACCAATAGGAAATCCTGATGGATCAAGAAACTTTGAGGGTGTTACATGGGAATTTCGTCCGGGCAGTCAACATCAAGAATATATTAAAGGGATGCCGAGTGTTGATAATGAAATCAATATAGGAATGGAGCTTAAAAGTGATCAGTCATGGATACGTTCTATTAGCAATACCCAACTATCAGCCGTGCGTGTTCGATTTTCTATCCCGCAATTGTTACAACAGCGTGATAACGGAGATACAACAGGCTATCGTATTGAATATGCAATAGATTTGAACACTGACGGTGCCGGATTTAAAGAAGTAATTAATGCGGCATTCGATGGAAAAACGACATCAACTTATGAACGTTCACACCGTATTGACTTGCCGAAAGCAACAACCGGCTGGCAAATCCGTGTACGTAGACTGACACCGAATAAAAACTCAGGGCGATATGCTGATAAAGTTAATATTCAAGCAATAGCAGAAGTCATTGATGTAAAGCTCCGTTATCCAAATACTGCCCTTTTATTTGTGACATTTAATGCCGAACAATTTAATAATCGCATTCCGAAAATTAGTGTTTTATCAAAGGGATTATTAATTAAAGTTCCATCAAACTATGATCCCATGAATCGCACATATTCCGGGATGTGGGACGGGACATTTAAATTAGCACATAGTAGCAACCCAGCCTGGGTTTTTTATGACCTTTTATTAAGTAAACTCTATGGGCTTGGTGATAGGCTTGATGCAAGCCAAGTTGATAAGTGGGAACTTTACAGAATCGCCCAATATTGTGATCAATTAGTCCCAGATGGCCGCGGCGGGGATGGGAAAGAGCCGCGTTTTATATGTGATGTATATATACAAGCACAAAATGAAGCTTATACAGTATTACGTGATCTAGCATCAATCTTTCGTGGAATGACGTATTGGTCAGATAACAAAATAATTGCAGTTGCTGACATGCCGCGCGATGTTAGTCGTATTTTCACTAAAGCATCGGTTGTTGATGGAAAATTCAATTATGGCAGTGGTAGCCAGCGTAATAGATATACTCATGCCCTTGTATCTTACGGCGATCCGAGCAATCACTACAATGATGCAATCGAAGTTGTTTCTGATAATAAACTGGTTAGGCGATATGGTGTCAATCAAACGGAAATAACCGCTATTGGTTGCACTCGTCAAAGTGAAGCCAACCGGCGCGGAAGATGGGCGCTGCTAACTAATGCTAATGATAGAACTGTATCATTTGCAACTGGATTAGAGGGCAAGATACCACTACCTGGCGATATTATTGGCGTTGCTGATGAATTGCTCTCTGGACGTGTAATTGGTGGCCGGGTATCAGAATCAAATGGAAGAAACATTACATTAGATAGAAAGCCTGGTGCAAAAGTTGGAGATCGCCTGCTAATTAACTTACCTTCTGGCAAATCAGAAGGCCGCACAATTCAGGCAGTCAATGAAAATGTGGTAACAGTAAGTACAGTCTATTCAGAAGTGCCACTTAAAAATTCTGCATGGTCTGTTGATGCTGATGATTTAGCTATTCAGCTCTATCGTGTCACAAGTATTGATGACAACAATGATAATACGTTCACTATTAATGGAGTTTATCATAATCCAGAAAAGTACGATCATATTGACACCGGCGCTAGGATTGACGAAAAGCCGATATCTGTAATACCACCTGGTGTTCAGCCACCAGCCAAAAACGTTCGCATATCTTCTTACACAAAGATAGTACAAGGGCTTGCAATAACTACTCTGAGAGTAACATGGGATGCTGTAGAAAATGCTATAGCATATGAGGCTGAATGGAGGCGTGATAACGGGAACTGGATATCAGCGCCGCGAACTTCCACACAGGGCTTTGAAGTACCCAATATCTATGCCGGACACTATCAGGCACGTGTGAGAGCGATTAATGCCTCTGAAATATCCAGTATTTGGGCTAATGCCCCTGAAACTGTGTTGAAAGGCAAAGAGGGCAATCCCCCAGTACCGTTGAACTTCCGTACAACTCCCATCATTTTTGGTATCACCATTGACTGGAACTTTGGTGATGACACGTCAGACACACTGAAAACTGAAATTCAGTACAGCAAAACTAATGATGGCGAGGGATTGATGTTACTCACTGATATTCCGTACCCACAGCGGACACATACGATGCAGGGGTTAGCTGCCGGTGTGGCTTTCTACTTCCGTGCGCGTCTTGTTGACAAGTCCGGTAATCAAAGCCCCTGGACTGAATTCATACGCGGTGAATCATCTTCGGATGCGAGTTGGATAATTGACGCTGCGGGCGATCAGTTTTTAACAACAGACGCAGGGAAAGCGCTTCAATCTCAGATTGATGATAATTCAGAGGCTGTGCTTGAAAATGCCGCTGCAAGGGGAGCCGATACTAAGCGCTGGATGAAAGAAAATGGAAATCGGAAAGCTGAGATTGTTGAAGTTCGCGAAGTACAAGTATCAGATCAGCAGTCACTTGCACGTTATCAGCAGCAAGTGAAAGCTGAATTTGCTGGAAACAAGTCTCTCATTGATGAGAATAAAACAGCAATTTCTAAAACTAATGAATCTCTTGCAGAGTATAAAACTCTCACTGAATCTGAGTTTGAAAAACAAAAAGCAATGATTGAAACAAAAGCGACAACTGTTTTTGATCAGAAAGGCGACGGTTCAGCAACGTATACAGTAAAAGCGGGAGTTAACTATAACGGTCAATATTACGACGCAGGAATGGTTATTGGAGCTCAAGCTAAGAACGGAAAGGTAACAACAAATATCGGATTTAATGCTGAAACATTCGGTGTTTTTAATCCAGCGAATAAAAAACTTGAATCTGTCTTTTTTATAAAAAACGGACAAGTGTTTATGCGTAGTGCGTTCATTGATAAAACTGTTATTCAGGAATTGATTGTCGGTATTGACCTTAAATCTCTTAATTATGTTCCGAACAAATCAGGTTTGCGTATTGATATGAAAAGCGGTGTGTTTGAAGTAAATGGAATTTCTGGTGGCTATAGAATGAAGATAACTAACACGGGTATATATATATTCAATAGTGCTGGTGTTCCGATAATAGAATTAGGTGAGTTCTTATGAGCGAATACGGTTTAAGAATTACGAATCCTTTTGATTTTTCAAGATTTATATTTAATGAAAAAACGGCACCAGCTTACATTGTGTTTGTCGGAGTTGTTGAGCCAGGCACGCCAGGTACCTTCTGGGGAGACGGATGGAATACATGGTGGAAATGCCCAAATCCAATACCACCCGGTCATGATTATGCAATATCGTCCCACAAACTTGGCGAAATAAAATGGAAAGATGACGGGCCAGCAAGTTATCCAGACGGAGGTAAAGATTTATCTGTTACTCGTGATAATCAGGGGTATCTTACATTTTACTGGGATGAGTTCTTAGATACAGGGAAAAATCATTTCACAAAGTATATCGTTATAATTTCATGGCCTACTATATCGGTAGGAAAGTATGGACTAAAGATATCCGGCAATACTAATTTTTCCTCTTTAAATCCAGAGATTAAATACAGTTATGTATCGCATAAAAAAGAACTTACGTTGAGTGGGGAGTTTAATTTAAGTGTTATTGATAATAGATTAAATTTAAATAACTGTCTTCCATTTTTCTATACTGAGGATAATAATGCGTTTGTTGCTTTAAATATTTATAGAGGATGGGAGACAACGCCAAAAATCACTTTGGAAGTGAGAAATCCCAGGTCGGCTGGAATGACTTCGGGAAAATTTAAAGTTGTTATTTTTTCGAATTTAGATTTTGATAATAATTTACGTAATGATAAGTATGGATTAAGAATTAGAGATTCCGGTAATAATATCAGGTTTTCGTCTGGAGTTGGTGTATTGACACGTCCAGTTGCTGTATCATTAAACGGACATAATGAGGGAGATAAAGTTGCTATACCCGGCATATCAAGACCAATGTACACTCCGTGCAATTTCGGTGAGTCTATTTATAAAAGAAATTATAAAGTAATAGCAGTTGGTGGGATTGATGGAAAATATATAACACCATGTATTTCCAAAGATATTAAAATACAAAGAGGATATTGGGGGTATTATACTTATATCTCTTCGCTGAAATCATTATATATTGACGCTGAAACATATTTTAATTTTTAATTATTGAGGTTAATCATGTCTTCATACACTACAGGCACAATTTCAATTGCTGCCGACTCTGATATTGCTATAGGAACAGGAACACACTGGAAAGATAATAAACTCGGTGTTGCTCCCGCTCAGACCATATTAATTAAAGTCGGGAATGCCTTTAAATTATCGGCAATTAAAAATGTTAACAGTGATACTGAATTAGTCTTAATCGATAAGTTCCCAGACGCTGTTTCTAATGCAAAATATTTTATTCAAACATCAGTGCCGGATACGTATTCTGATGCAGCTAGAAAAGTCACAGCACAGCTTGGTTATACTGATGAATTATTATTTAATCTGAATAAATGGATGACAGAATCGGGCGTGGTAACTATTACGACACCCGATGGTAAAACAATTCAACTCAAATCTATCAATACGCTTGAATCAGATATCAGTAATAAACTGACAAAAGACCAAAACGGCGCCGACATTCCTGATAAAAATGCCTTTGTGAAAAACCTCGGATTATCGGAAACCGTGGCACAAGCCCGAAATGCCGTGCCGAGCAGCCGAAAAATTAATGGCAAGGCGCTGAGTGGGGATGTCAATATTACTTCTCAGGATATCTTTGATGAGCCAATTACTATCCCCGACAAAGCCGATTTAAATACATACAGAACGGGCGGTATTTATTATCAGCCATCTAGTGCTT